TACTGCCTATGCTTATGGAAATGATTATGATGATTGGTGACAGCGCAGGTATCAAATATGACAGTGGCCTAGAGAATAAAGATAGACCTAAAACACGAGACACTTTGATTGCTAAAGTAATTAGTGATTATGAGAAAGAAGTATCTGGTGCAGGATTATCTGATAGAGAGGAAAAAGAAGTTAAAGACAAAGTGGAAGTAGAAGAAGAAGAGCCTAAAGGCTTGATGGCACGGAGAACGTAATGACATTTTGGACAGGGTTTGCTACAGGATTAGCTAAGAGTGTAGACCAAGGTTTACAAAAAGCAATGTCTAAGCGTGATGATGAGTTGTCACGTGCTAAAACCTTTTGGCAAACTCGACAGGCACAGAAGCTAGACCAGAAAGATAAGTATGATGCACGTGCAGAGAAAGCCATGCGTAGAATGATTACTGAAGCTGGTGGCGATACTACACTAGCACTTGCAGCATGGAATGCAGCAGGTGGTGATGCAGACGGTAATGAAAAGTTTCTTGAGCGATTAGATGCAACACGTGCAAGTAATGGTAAGTTTGATTTAACTGATGCTATTGTTATGCCGGATGACTATGTAAAAGGTGACAATAAATATAGTAGCGAAGACTTGATTAAATCTGTAGGCATGAACCTACCTGAGTTTGATAAGAGCAGAGTTTCTGTATCTGATTTTGGTAAGGGTACTATGTTTGCGTTGAGAAAAGATGCAGGTCAAGAGGTTGCTGACAGTCTTAGTGACATGACACCTGAAAAAGTTACTGCTATTACGGACGGACCTAAAGCTAGTCTCGATATGTCTAAGATGTTAGAGGCAGAAGAGTATGCTCGTGGAGTAGCTAAGTATGATAAAGAAATGAAACCTACCGATAAAGAAATGTTTATGGAACTAAATGATAAAATTAGTTCTTTAGACAGGAGTAAATTCGGTGACGGTGAAGAAGGTGAACTAGCTTTCACACAAGCAAAGGCCGATGCTACAGGTGAACTTGAGTCTTTCTTAACTCGTATCTCAGCATGGAACATTGCTAAAGAAGCAGGTACTGGCAAGACAGGATTAAGTGATAATCTTATGAAATCCTTGTGGACAGATTCAAGAAGTCAAGGTTACTTACTAGATGGTATTGGAATTAAAGACGGACAAAAGTATTATACAGACGAGAACCAAAATTATGTGCCTGAAGTATCTGACCCTGAAGGATATAGCAGGGCAGTAAAGGCTTCTAATGCAAGGAGTGCTGACCGTTTTATTAGGACGCAGGGGTCTAGTGGTTCTTTCGCTACTTCTGCTACTAATATTATTGGAGCAGATAATGATTTGACAGAAGCATTTTCTAGGTATAATAAAGCTAAAGATGGAACAGTATCAACGGGTACGGATGACGGTAGCAAACCTAAGGTGGATGATAATCTAACAAAGCCAGACTATGTAAAAAATAATCCCGGCGTTGCTGCTGATGCTTTCTTTACACGAGTTAAATCTACAGATGAAGGTATATTAAAATCAAAAGGTGCTATCTTGGTTAAGACATTAGTTCAAGCTGGTGTACCACAAGCAGAAGCACAAAAAATTGTGAGTGATAAAATTATTTCTATTACCTCTGCTAATGTTCCTAAGTCAAATCCTATAGTAAAAGGTAATGTGCAAGCTATAGACGGCTCAACTGGAATAAAATTAACTCCGGGTAGTGCTGCCTATAATAAATGGATGGCAGAAAACGGCACTACCCATAACATTGATGGGACACCTAAGTAAATGGCAGAGCCATTTAACTTGTTCGCTGGGCTGGAAGATGAAGAAGATGAACAGGAGCAGTCTTCTTCTAACTCTTTAACTGCTACACAACAAACAACTAATCTACCTACAGAAGATACCTTTAACTTATTTGCTGGGTTGGAAGATGAAGAAGAAGTAGCAGCAGAAGCAGTTGAAGAAGCTGAAGTAGAACAGCCTTTTAATTTATTTGCAGGATTGGATGAACCCGATACTGCACCTACACAAGTTGAAGACCCTACAGAATACGACCTTGATGTAGAAAAAACCTTTGATGAGTTTTCCGCTGACCAAGGCTACATAGACAGCATCAAAGAGTATGCTGTGTCTCGCTATGGTGCAGAACAGGCTGCTGAATTAGACGATAAGTCTAATGATGAAATACTAGAGTTGTTTCTTACAGAGGTGCGTGGCTTTGAAACTAACTCTCTTAATTTACTAAGTATGCTTGACTACGCTAGAGGTGCTAGTGAAGAAGACAAACAGAACTTTGGTTTTATCTATAGTCAACTAGATAAGATGCCCGGTTTTCTATCTGAAGGCGGTGGCTCTACTGCTAGTGGTCTACTAGACTACGTAGGTTCCTTTATATCTGACCCCATAAACCTTGTCGGCTTTGGTGCTGGCAGGGTTGCTGCGTCTGGGGCAAAGGCAGCTATTCTTCAGACCTTTAAACAGAAGGGTAAGGAAGCAGCTATCAAAGAAGCAGGTAAACTATCTCTTCAAGCTGCCAAGAAACCCCTTGCTGTAGAGGCAGGATTTGATTTAACAGCAGGTACAATAGAAGACTTAGGCAGACAAACTATTGAAGCTGAAGTTGGTATGACTGATGATGTCAGCGTAGGCCAAGCAATGCTTGTTGGTGGTCTTCAGGCTGTAGCAGGGGGTGTCATAACTGTGGGTGGAACTGCGGCTACGGCACGTAGTGGTGCTAAATCTATAATAAAAGAATCAGAAGACGCTATAAAAGAAGTTGCAGAGTTAGTAACTAAAAAAGAAGTAGATGAAATTACTAAGTTAGCTGATGACGGCTATGTGTACGACCCTATTAATGGCAGGGAAATACTAGAAGAAATAGATTTGAAGTCGGGTAAAACTGCTAGAGGAGCAACCCTTACTGAACCACAACTACAAACAGAATTAACTGACCGTATGGCTAAGATTGCTACGGAAGTAGTTCAAGATATGGTAGATGCAGGGGGTGGAAGATTACCTAAAGCACTTACAGATAGAATAAACGCCGAAACTAAAGCCAGTGAAGTTGCTCGTATTGTTTTATCTAGTGAAGACATAGATACTACAGTATTAGATGCCGCTGTTAAACGTGCGGGATTATCTATGAGTGATTTCCTAGACGTTAGTGGTGTGACATTATCGGATGCCTCTCAAACTATGAGGGCATACTCACCGCTGGGCAAGATATTAAAACGAGTAAGAGAACTAGACCCTAAAAAAGCTGAAGAAATAGAAGAGATATTTGGTAAAGAAGGTCAAGTAGGTAACTCATACGGCAAGATGCATGACTTTATGATGCGCCTTGACCGTGAACGCCGGGCCTTTATGGTGTCTCAGATTGCTACTACGGCTCGTAACGTAGCTACCGCAGGTATGCGACTAGGTATGGAAGGTACTGCTAGGACTATGGAATCTGCGCTTTATCATTTAGGTAAAGGTGTGGGTGCTATATCCCGTGGTGATGCTAGTGTAGAAGGAACCATGAAAGGCTTACGTCAGATAGCCTATGATGGATTTGGTACACTACAGTACTTAACTAATGCAGGTGGCTCAAAAGAATTATCGGATGCATTGCTTGTTAATACGCCACGCTTACATCGTATTATGAATAGAACCTTGCAAGAAGTAGATGTAGAGCAACGATTATCTGAGCCAGCTAAAATTGTAAACACTCTAAACATGCTACAGGATTCGTACTTTAGAAGTGCTGTGTTTAATGATTCCGTTGAGAGACAACTAAGTGCTGTTGGTGTAGACATTGCTGAGTTTGCCCTATCTGGTAAAGCATTGCCTACTAAGGTAGCTGAACGTGCAGTAGATGATGCGTTATCCTTTACGTTTGCTCGTATGCCTAAGAAGGGCGGTACTAAAACGGGAGATACATTAGGTCATTACTTTGTAAAGATAAACGAAACGCTTGGCCCTCTGCCGGGGGTAGTTGGAATACCTGCAGGTACTGGCGCATTTCCATTTGGAAGGTTTATGGTAAATGCAATGCAATTCCAATTTGATTACAGCCCACTTAGTACAATAGGTGCAATTCGCAGCGGTGGTAAGGGATTGTATGCTAAGTATGTAAAAGGTGCTAGTAAAGCGGAGACTGCTGCAGACTTTGCCAAAGCTAGACAACAAATATCTAAGGCCACTGTAGGTACGGCTGCATTGTTTGCTGCTATCAAACACCGCGAGGAAAACCAAGACACTGAATGGTATAACTTAGTAGATAATGAAGGACGAACTGTAGACACAAGAGCATTCTTCCCTATATCTCCTTACCTTGTTGTTGCTGATTTTATAGTTAAACTAAAGAACGATGAGTTAGATGAAGCAGGTATTAAACAAGTACTAGAGGGATTAACTGGTGCGCAATTGCGTAGTGGTGCTAGTTCATACATGATTGATTCATTCTTTGAGAACCTAGACTCCCTTACTGGCGGTGGCGGCGTTGGCGATATTAAGTCTGAGAAGATGGCTGAATATATAGGTGGTTACTTAGGTGAGTTAGTCGGTGCATTCACTACGCCAGCCAGAGTGGTTGGTGATGTCATGGCGCAGTTTGATAAAGAAGAAGCATTCATCCGTGATGCTAGACAGATAGAAGGTATTGGTGCTGCAGAACGTGGTGTTGATGCTTTTGAAAAGGCTGCGTTTCGGGGTGTACCGGGTCTAAGTGACAACCTACCAGTTAAAGAAAGCCCAACTCAGTCTGACCCAATGATTAAACAAAGCCCCCTACTAGGTCAGCTTACTGGAATACGGTCACAGAAACGTAGGACAGATGTGCAAAAAGAATTAGTAGACTTAGGCTATAGAGATTTTGAAGTTGTACCAAGTACAGGTGATAAAACTGCTGATGCTTTTGTTAAAAAGATAATGGGTGAATTTGTAGAGGATAGTTTAGCTAGAGAGATAGCCGCGCCGGGATACCAAAGACTTAGTGACGCAAAAAGAAAAGCGGCAATGCGTAATAAACTAAAGAGGTATCGTGATATATCCAAGAAAGTAGGTGAAGCTGAAGCATCTCGTACTGCACGTAAGGATGGCAAGGCATACACAGCATTTGACCGTGCGCAATGGACTAAACTAAGTAAAGGCGCACGTAAGTTAGCAGATGAATATTATATGAAGCGATATAATATGACTGTGTTAGAGAAACAAGCGGAAGAGCCTAACCGTAATCACTTCTTAACAGGTAAGAAGATAGGACAACAACTCAATAGAGTGATGAAATAAATAAGGGGGCAATTAAGCCCCCTCTTTTTATCTGTTATCACCGTCACCCTGTAATCTATTCCTAGCCTTCCTGTCTGCCAGCTTGTTAAGATTACCTTCCATGACACTGCCAAGGTTTGTGTCCACTTCATTCGCAAGCATAGCGCAGTACCAGAGGACATCTCCTAACTCAGCAGCAATCTGACTAAGCCTTTCCTGATAGCCCTCTACATCAGCACCATCACGTATCAGCTTCTTTACTTTGTTAGCAATCTCACCAGCCTCACCAGTAAGCCCAAGAGTTAAATACTCAAGGGCTTTTTCTTTTGGGAAGATGGCAGTCTCAGCAGCACGTATCTGGTACTCAGTGGCTGTAATACTACTCATCATTTGTCTCTCCTTCATCCAGTTGTTAGCTTCCTGCTCTAGCTTGTTCATGTTTCAGTATCCTCTCAAGGTTATCGTAGAATGCAGTATTCCATCCACGTACCCACTCACGATGCTGCATAGTATTCCTATCCATGCCGCTGTCAGCCATGAAGGAACCCTTCTTAGCCTTACCACACTTACCTTTCTTGAAGGCTTCATAGCCCCACTCAAACTGTATCTTGAGTGGAGCATCGTACTTACTTAAACCATTACGCCGCATCTTTAAACGCCTTTATCACGTCAGAGGAAAACAACTTCTGTAAGTTCAACAGATACATACGAGATGCATTGTTATCCCCACCAGAAACACTACGCTTCTTATCTAAGTTAGATATGATGCGCTTCAACGAGGCAGTATCAAACACCAGTGTTGCAAATGTTTCATCACCAATGCAAAGGTTGTGGAACCAGTAATCTGATTCCGTAGCGTTGATGCCACTTGGCTTACCATAGCACTCATATTCGATTGCAATGTTGCCAGTCTTTTGCCACACATCTCTCTCACTCTTCACCTCAATCTTCTTGTCTTGTAGCATGTCAGCTACCTGTTGCTCACGTACCTTACCGTACTCTAGGTCAATGTCAAACTTCTTGCGGTCTTCAATCTTTGGCTCTAGGTTCTTCATCTGTAGTCTCCTCTTCAGTGGTTGAGGGTTGAATAAAATACTTAACTAACATCTCTAGTTTATCATGGTAGTTAGCAACTTGTTCTAGTTCCAGTTCAATAGTCTCTACGATATCGGAGTGTTCACCGATACCTGTTGTGCTATTCATGTACACCTGTATGTTTGCTAGGTGTTTGTTAATGTTCCCAGCTAAGTGGGAACGTATTGCATTTACTAATACTTCCTTCATTGCTTCTCCTTCCTATGCTGCTTCTATATCTACAATCTCACAGACACCAGCAGTACACGCTAACTCACGTCCACCTGAAGTGGTATCCTCTTTCTCAAACTCTTGCAGCAATGACCAGTCTACATTCTTTGGCATCTTTGTCAAGAACTCTTTGTAACTTTCTTCATCAGTATCCTGATAAGGTGCTTGCTGATATGTATGCTCACTGAATGGCAGGAAGCTGATACCAGATACCTCATCAAAGTGTTCGTATACCCAAGAGCCTACAGCCATCCACTCATTCTCTTTGACTGAGATAGTGACTGATGGTTTGTGTTCACACCAGTGACGCTGATAGGTAAGCCACAACTCAAGCTGTTCAATAGCATTCATCTGTGTCCTAGTGATTGCACCAGAGGGTGACTTCATAGGGAAGCTAAACACTGTTGTGCTGTCTGGCTTCATTACATCAGGCTCTGCTGGAATACCCTGCGACATAAGGAACTGTGTGAGTGGGTCTTTATTATCACCACGTACAGTACGTATGTAGTATGGGTTATGCCGTGCGTGGATACCTGACGCTGCATCTGTAAGCTGAGACACAGTACCGCTAGGCTTTACACACGTAACTGCAGTAGACTGTGGTATGTCAAGTTGCTTTGCCATAGCTGCATTAGTCTGCACTGCAGTATCACGTAGGACTTCCAGCATCACCTCTAACTTATCCCCTGTTGTAGATGTCAGTTTGTTGTCCATGATGCCTGTCAGTGACACACCAAGCAAGCGTTCTTCTTCTGTGTTCTTCTTCCATACATTACGTAGGTATTTGAAGTTAGTCAACGTAGCTTGGAATGTGCCAAGGATAGTAGCTAGGCGTACCTTTTCTTTGAGTGTATCTACTGTATCACTCTCACGTACAACTACCTCTGACAAATTACAGAACTGGTATGGGCGTAAGATAATCTCACTGCAAGGATTACACCCGAAGTCATGGTCAGTCTCACGTCTGCCATTCTTAGCAGCTTGCTTGATAGCTGACTGCCTGTTGAAGATACCACGCTCACCTGACTTGCTGTCGTACAGAGACAACCACTCACGCATGAATGTACCCATCTCAGGCTTAGTCTTGTATGCCACAGAGTTATTAGCTAACGCACGTTGTCCTTCATTCTCCCACCACTGACCTGACTTGGCATGTGCCATCTGGTCATCATTAAGATTAGACAATGAAATCAATGCACTACGGCGTACACCACCTACGACTACCACTTCACCAATCTTACACATGATGTCGTGACACTCAATTGGGTAGAGCCTACGTCCTGCTGCACCTTTAAACTTCTGTACAACAAACTCAAACAACTCAACTAGAGGCTGTGGGCCTGATGCCCTACCGCCAAATGTCTTGAGGCGTTCACCTGCTGCACGTACCTCAGATACATCCCACTTAGGAATTTGTCCAGTGTATAGCATAGCAATCAGTTCTTTGAGTGACTTAGCCCAACCCGGACGACTGTCACCTACCTTGATTACTGTGTCTGTGTGATGGAAGTCTTCATTCACAATGGGTAGTTTCTCAATGCAATGACGCTCCACAGAGAAGCCTACACCTGTGCCACACATTAGGATGTACATAGTCTCATCGAACGCACGTGGGCTATCCACAGGTACGTATGAGCAGTTGTATCCACCTACATGGCAGCGGTCTAGTGCTGGCCCTGATGTCATCAATGCCCTCATGCTAGGCATGATAGCCTGACTAAGTACAGCCCCTTCTAGTTCACCTCTTAGTGAATCAGGAAGCTTATAACTAAAGTTAGCACCAAGATGCCCTTCCATATAATCAAAGTATCTAGTGACAGTTTCACCCCATGTCTCCCTTCGTTGCTCATCCTCTTTCCATCGTGCATATCGGGAAAGAGCAATAAAGTTTTGATAGTCAGTTGGTAATTGGTTGCTTCTCATTTCATTACTCCATAATAGTTCTAATTGTTTTGATGTCAGCACCGTCTACATCGTAGAAGTATTCACGTATGCCATCCTCTATCTCTTCTCCAACCTGTCCATCGGCAGGTACAGGATACTCTTCTTCGTCTACGTCTATGGTAATGAACAGTTTAACTCTTGCCATCTGCCATAACCTCTTCAATCAACTTGTCCAAGTACCACTTGGCCTTTTGCAAATCCTCTAAAGGCTTTTCCTTGTAGTCGAAACGCCAGAGGTATTTCATAATGTTACCCTGCAGGTAGTACCTGAACCCTTTGTCAGTGGCAGCAGAGATAGCATGGATGCACTCAATGCCAGTCTGGTTGTAATGTGGTGGGCTGTTGACCATATCAAGTACGTTACCGCTGTAGGCTTCCTTACCTGCTTGCTCTTTTTCCCTCATTATCTTCATGTAATCCTCGTGTCTACTCATGCTGAACCCCCTGTCTTAGTATTAAAGTTAAGGTGTATTACATTACCATCATAGGTTTTCTCAACACCTGCTTCTTCTTCTAACTCTACAGTAATATCCATCTCGTTGTCAATAACTTCCATCACATAATCGTGAACTATATCGCGAATATCTTTTGACTCTTCCATGATAGGTACAGTAGCACACATCATCTTACAAAAATGCATTACCTGCCCGTAGTCATCGTCATCCATTTTGTTCTCAGGAAAGGCCATGATGGATATATCAATCTCGCCACTCCACTTACCATCATCGTCAGCGTAAGGCCGTAGGCGTATAACAAAGTCTTCATCTTCTATCTGTTTCTTTAGCTGTTCCATATCCATGTGCTATCTCCTTTTTACTTTTGAACCCTTGAACTTTATAAATGCGGGATGTTTGTTCTTGCCTTTCTCTTTTAGCCAGTCTTCAGGAATGATACGGTCATAGTATCTAAACCCATGCTTGATACACCAGTCAGCGTAGGAAGACTTCGCTCCCTTACTAAGCTTGGCTCTACTATTAGTGAACACAAACCTGATGTCAAGCTTGGGATGCTGCTTCTTGATAGCGACATGCTTTCGCCTATCTGCCGCAAGGAACCTTCCCTTAGTCTCAATAATGATACCGTTGTATAGTATAAAGTCTGGTGTATAGGTGCGGTAGGCTAGGTCTTCCCATTCTATCTTGATGTTCTCGTAGTCATACTTGACCTTGTGTTCATCAAGATACAGGGATAGCTGATGCTCTAGCCCACTGCGATACCCATACTTAATAGCCATACGTCTTGCCTTATGCAGCAATTACATCTCCTATGTATGAGATGATAGGTGGATTCTTTGCCTGTGACTTAACGGCTGGCTTCTCTGTTAGAGTAGGCCAACAATCAAAACGATAGCTACAAAACCTGCAGCCATCATTAAGTATTTTGTTACCTGTCTCCTTGCCTCTAAACTTCTCTGGTACTGGTTGAAAACACTTTTCAAATCTGTTCTCCTTTACTGTTGCTACTGTATCCTCAATCTTCTTAACCTCTGCGTCAAGGTCAAGTCCTGTAGCTGGTACATACTTGAACGCACCATTAGCTTTGTTCACTACCCACCAGCCACCGACCTTCTTGCCGGATGCCTTTGCGTAGCCAGCTAACTGGCCTACGTATCCGAAACCATCACCACTGGCAAGGGTATCGTAGGATTCAAATTTGTTTCTATATGACCAGTCGGAAGCTGATTTAATATCATCGACAGCATCGTTAATGACAATATCATATGAGCCGCGAATGCTATCGTCACCAACGTCCAGATGAACGGTTTTACTATCTTCATATTGTACCCCCGCTTCCTTTAGCAATCCCTTGAAGACAGCTTCAACGATGTCTCCAAGCATCATGTTCATTATGAATGTGGTGGGGAAAGGCAAGGCAACTTCAGGCTTGTTCTTCTCATACCATAGCTGGCAAGTAGGTCTGCCAACATTGGACATGCGAATCCTGAAGTCACCTCTCTTAGTTCCCCCACCAAACTGACGCTTCAGTGCATCGGATATATCTGCGGCTACCTGATTGATGGTAGTCTCAGACATGGTACTGTCACCCTTGACAGCACTATCCATGTACTGATGTAACGCCAGTTCAGCAGGATGGTTCATTACGCTACCTCTTCAACGTCAATGATATCGTTGATGTCCAACTCATCCAACTCATCACCATCACTATCCCCTGCTTTCTCTGCATAGGCATTGATGATGTACTCGTTGTAGTTCTGCACCCATGCCATGAAGTCAGCAAAGAGGTCTTGGTCTTTCTGCTGTAGTTCAACTGTCTTGGTAGTATCCATACCAGTCAGAGGTAGGTAGAAGCTATTGCCATTAGGCAGCTTACGCTCCTCAGTAGTAAGGTCTACTGTATGCTGGACAGGTAGACGCTTCATCTTAGCCAGCTTTGTGAACACGCCACCGACTGTCTTGAATGCGTCACGGTTCTCTACTTCCCAAATGAATGGGGTAGATTCCAACTCAACAGGATTACCGTTGACATCTTTAGGATTAATCAACTCGACATTGCCAAGCACTACTCGTACACGCTTGATTGATTTGATTAAGTCCTTAGTGGTTTCTGGTAGTGAAGCATAGTCTTCAATCCAACCAGAAGGCTTACCACAGTTGTAGCCACCATCATTATCCTTCAAGTCCATGTTAAGGGTATCAGCCATAACAGTCTTGACGTAACGATTAGGCTTGCCAGCACTGCCCATCACAAACTTCTTATACATGAAGCGTTGCATGAATGGACGAACGACAGCAGACTCAGCGTAGTAGGTAGGGCCATCTGGAATCTCCAGCTTGTATGTACCTGCCTTGACTAAGATGCTCTCTGCACCAAGAATAGCAGAGTGGTTGATGCGTAACCTAGCAAGGAACATGCCCTGCTTCTTGGTGGTTGCTGCTTCATTTGCCATGCCCATAGCTTTAGCCATCTCAGCATAGTTGTTTGTATCAATTGTTGTAAGTTCAGTCATATAATTAACTCCTTTTCAGTTGTAGAATGCATAGTTATATCAGGTTACGTCCTTGGTGTCAAGCCAATTCGGGCCTATCTTTGCCTCTAATAATAGAGGTACGTTGAAGTCAACTCCCCACCGTAAAGTGATGAGTTCAGGTAGTGCATCATTAGTAGCAGCTATGACATTGATAACCTGCGCTTCTTCGTCAGGGTGTACGTCAATAACAATACTGTCATGCACTGAGTTCACTATACATGATTGCATACCCTTTAGCAAGTCATCAATATGCAGCAATGCAATAGGTACAATGTCTGCAGTAGCGAATGATTGCACAGGGTAATTCTTAATCTGTGTAAAGTGAGAGACACGCCCTGTAGATTTACGTACCACATCAGGGAACGCAAACTCTCTACCACTAGGCGTGGTTATCTTTTGTGTGTTCACAGCTTCTTTAGCCAGTCGGGAGTGCCAAGCGGCAACTCCTTTGTACTTTGCTGTGAAGTGTTCATAGTATGCTGCTTCGGCTTTGCTTCTGCCATATCCTGTTGCGCCGTAGAGTGGAGCAAACGTATGCGCCTTTGCATCCTGCCTACTCGTAGGCTGACCAGCATCACTAATAACTTTAGCGGTGTATGCGTGTACATCAAATCCAGTAGATACTTCTTCAATAGCCACCTCGTCCTGTGATAAGTACGCGGCAGTACGAAACTCAAGCTGTGCAAAGTCAGCTTCCATTATCTTACCACCATCCCATCGTGACACAAACACTTTCTTTACAGGGAACGTGCCGCCACGTGGCATGTTCTGCATGTTAGGGTCAGCACCAGAGAAGCGACCAGTTGATGTGCGATGCTGTAACAGACGCACATGCAGCTTGCCATCACTCTTAGTGTACAACCCAATGCCATCAACAAAGGATGACAGGTAGGTATCGACAGCAGATAGCCGCCGCACCTTGTATAAGAAGTCAACTGCATCATCCAGTCCTCTGGACTTAGCTGCTGATTCTAGTACCTCTAGGTTCTGCTTGCTGGTAGAGAAGCCGTTAGCACTTGCCCACTTAGCTGTCGGTGGCTTGAACTTCAGCCCCGCCACGTCCACAGTAGGTACAAGAGTATAGCCAGCCCCACTACAGCGTGAACATTTATTTGTGTTAGCGAATGGGCTTCCATCTTTCTTTACCTTTCGTATCTGACCAGTACCGTTACACTCGCGGCACTGTTGTGCTGTTGTCTTGTGCATACGCTCTGTACCACCAGCAATCAGGCTGCGGAAGTCAGCGTCTGCCATGTATGGGTCAATAGCATTACCCCAATACGGTTTGTCCATAACCTTACGGCTGTAGATAACCCATGACAATTGCTCTGGACTGTTGAGGTTGATAGGTGTATCACCCATCAGCTTACGTACATGAGCCTGTAAGTCCGTAGTAAGTTGCTGCTTCTCTTGCTCAAACTCATTGCGTACTTCTTCTAGCTTAGTCAAGTCAACGGCAAAGCCTGTCTGATATATCTTAGTCAGACACTTAGCCACACGGTTAGTCAGTCGTGCAGTAGATAGCAGACCTGCATCTGCCGTAGTGTTTAATCTGTACCATAGCTTGTCAGCAAGCTGCTGAGTAGCGTGAAGGTCAGCAGATAGATATTCAGTCAGTTCATCTAGCGGAATATCACGTGTGCTATAGCCCTTCCTAAAGTACTCCTTCAATGTATCCTGCTTCTTCGTATCCAACTCGTAGCGTTCTGCACAAGCCTCTAGTGATAGAGGTTCCTTCAGTCCACGCTGCAAGACATACTCAACAAGCATAGTATCAAACACTGCACCATCATACTTGAAGCCTGACTCCCATAGCCATAGCAAATCATGTGCCACGTTGTGACAGATGAGTACAGTAGCTTGGTCAAGATACCACTGCACACGGTCACTATAATCACGCCTACTAAGATGCTCATCGTGGTCAAAGGGGAAGTGCTGCTCAACACCTTGGTCAGTCAGTACACCCACCATAGTCAATGAGTTGTTAGGCTCAAAGGGGTCAAGGTGTAGCTTACCACCACGCTTGGTGACTGTGTTTTCTACATCAAGTACTAGCTTCATCCTTCGTACCTCGCTGTCTGATAGTTGAGTTCACAGTTCACCATGCCATGCCAGCCATTCAACTTGTTCTTAACGATGTTGATATGACGTAGTGGGCTTTCTTCTTCCTGTCCTTCTACGGTAGGTGACTTACCAATCAGTATCATCAAGTCAGCTTCAGCAGCCTTACCTGTACGTGAGCCTTCCATCATTGATTGGTTAAGCTGCGCACGACCTTCAGCATCTGCTGATAGCTGTGACATATAGAATACGGCACAGTCATAGGTCTTTGCAATCTGCCTAGCGTAGATAGCACAAGCCTTCAGTGCTTCGTCTGGTCTGGCATAGTTACCTGCCACACCAAACTTATCACCCATGTCTAGTACTAGAATGTCAGGCTTGAATGATTTACATACAGACTCAACCCACGCCATGTCTCTACCACCTGCATCCTTAATCTTGATATTATTCATCACAGGTTCGTACATGTGCTTGGCCTTAGTCATGTCATCTCGCACCTCTCGTGCTGTCATTCCAGCCGCTGCTGTTAGATATCTAGCACCGACACGGTGGGTAGGCTCTTCATTACATAGGATGATACACTTAGCGCCTTGTGAGGCAAACCCACCCGGCGCAGCAATCAAGCTGGCATGGAAGGATGTCTTACCAGTGTTAGGTCTAGCACCTACTTCGATAAGCTGACCACCTGACACACCTTCTATCTTACGTGTCACTGATGGTATGTTGAATGCCCACTTAGCTTCCAACTCAGCCTTTGCCATAAGAGTTTCGATACTGATGTCATCCCATTCGATATTAAGGTTAGGGATGAAGTCATCACCGTATCTCTCAAGCAAGTTACGCAATGCCTCTAGTGTAGAAGCATCACCGTTGACCATATCGAATCCGATATTAGCAACGTCTTCTCC